TGACCTGCTGTTCTCCGAGCCGCCGACGATGACCGTCGAGGACGAGGCAACGCAGGCCCGTCTCGACCAGCTCGTCTCCGACGCGTCGATCCACGCGACGCTCCTGGAGTCCGCCGAGGTCGACTCCGCCCTCGGTGACGTGTACCTGGTCGGGGGCTGGGACACGCGGGTCGCCGATCATCCATGGCTGCGCGGGGTTCACGCCGACGCCGTTGTCCCGGAGTGGCGCGGCGGCAGGCTCGTCGCCGCGACCGTGTGGACGACCCTGGAGTCCCCTGACAAGTCGGTGGTGTGGCGGCACCTGGAGCGCCACGAACCCGGGGTGATCTACAACGGCCTGTACCGGGGCAACTCGACCGAACTCGGGGTCCCGGTTGACCTCGACGAACGGGACGAGACCAAGGATCTCGCCGACTCCGGCCCCACAAACATCGACCGCCTGACGGTCATCCATGTCCCGAACCTCCGCCCGAACCGCCTCGACAGGTCCTCGCCGCTCGGCCGCTCAGACTTCTCCCCGGGCGTCATCCAACTCATGGACGCCCTCGACGAGACCTGGTCAAGCCTGGCCCGCGAGTTCCGACTCGCGAAGGCCCGCGCGGTCGTCACCGCGGACATCGCCCAGCCCCTCGGCCGAGGGCAGGGCTCGAAGGTCGAGTTGGACCGGGAGATCTTCATCCCCCTGCGGATCCATCCCGACGAGCGCCCATCGAACCCCGTGCAGCTCATCCAGCCGCTCATCCGCGTCGAAGAGCACCTCGCCGGATGCCGGGCCCTGACCGACGCGATCATCCAGTCCACCGGCTACTCCACGCAGTCCTTCGGGTCCATCACCGCTGACGTCGCGATGACCGCAACCGAGGTCGCCCAGCGGGAACGCCGCTCCTACATGACCAGGGGCATGAAGACGTTGCACTGGGGACCGCGCGTAGCCGACGCCATGGAGATGCTCCTCGCCCTCGACGCAGCCGTGTTCGGCACGAAGGTCACCCCCGAGCGGCCACAGATCGAGTTCGGCGACGCCATCGCGGAGAACACCGCCACCACCGCGCAGACCCTCTCCGCCCTCGCGCAGGCCGAAGCCGCGTCGACCGAGACCAAGGTCCGCATCCTCCACCCCGAATGGGACGACGACGCCGTGGCCGAAGAGGTCGCCCGCATCCGGGTCGACAACGGCCGCAGCGTCCCCGACCCCATGACCGTGCTCACCGCCCCTGGCGACGGCCAGGACGCCGGCAACTGACCCGGCACACCACCCACGCAACACCCGACAGGCCGAACGCGGCTGGACCGCGCCCGGCAACGCTGACGCACCTGGAGTGCAGATGCCCGACGAGAACACCGAGACGACCACCGAAGGCCAGGAGCCCGAAGAGCAGGCCGTCGAGGACACCGGAACCGAAGCCGTCGAGGCCGAGGAAACCGGCAGCGACAAGCCCGACAGCATCGGCGGAGTCGCCTTCGAGGATCTCCCCCCGGAGACCCAGAAGGAGATCAAGAAGCTCCGCGCCGAAGCCAAGGCAGCCCGCACCGAAGCCAAGCGCCAGGCAGCCGAAGAGGCACGCCAAGCCGCAGAAGCCGAAGCCAAGGCCGCCATCGACAAGGAGAGAGCCGAGCACGCCGAGTGGCGCAAGCGCGTCGCGAAGGAACTCGGACTCATCGAGGACGAGAAGACCGAACTCACCCCCGATCAGGTCATCGAGCAGATCACCAAGGAACGCGACGAGGAGAAGAAGGCCAGGGAACAGCGCGAACTCCAGTTCCGCGCCCTGTCCCTTGAAGTCGCAATCCAGGACGCCGCGAACATGCACGGCGCGCTGCCCGACAAGCTCCTCGACTCCCGCCGGTTCATGCGCACCGTCGAATCCCTGGACCCGTCCGAGGACGGCTACCGGGTCGCGGTCGCCGAAGCGGTGCAGGCCGCTGTCGAGGCCGATGGGTCGCTGAAAGCCGCAGAACCCAAGCCCAAGCCCCCCGCCGTCAGCGGAGGGACCACCGTCGCTGGCAAGCAGACCAAGCGGCTTGAAGACATGTCTGTCGAAGAACTCGGAGCCATGCTCCGCGGGCAGACGTAACCGAATAGGAGAACGCCGTCATGGCGAACACCCTGCTTACCTCCAGCGTGATCGCGAAGGCGGCGCTGGACAACCTGTACCAGAACGCCGTCATGGCGAACCTCGTGCACCGCAACTACGAGCCCGAGTTCATCCCGAAGATCGGCACCACGGTCACCGTGCGGAAGCCCACCACGTTCACCGCCGCCGACTTCGACCGGACCACCGGCATCAGCATCCAGAACGCGACGGAGACCAGCGTCGCCATCGTCCTGAACAAGCACAAGGACGTGTCGTTCGCGGTCACCGACGAGGATCTGACCCTCCGCGTCGAGGACTTCAACGCCCAGTTCATCCGCCCCGCGATGGAGGCTCTCGTCCAGGCGATCGACCAGGACATCCTCACCCTCAAGAACGACATCGTGCAGGAGGTCGGGACCAACGGGTCGACGCCGACGGGCACCGTCGGCACGAACTCGTGGGACTGGACGAACCCCCGGTGCACCATCGACGCCGACCGCGTCCTCAACTACCGCAACGTCCCGCAGTCCGAGCGGTTCCTCGTCGTCGGGCCGACGACGAAGGCCAAGTGGCTCGGCGACGACCTGTTCTCCAAGGCCAACGAGCGCGGCGACACCATGGGCCTCCGCGACGCCAGCCTCGGCGCCAAGGTGTACGGGTTCGACCCCTACATGTCCCAGAACGTGACCGGCGGGAACTCGGAGATCTCCGTGGCGTTCCACCGGACCGCGTTCGCGCTGGTCATGCGGCCTCTCGCCATCCCGATGGGCGCCAAGGAAGCCGCGGTGGAGTCGTACAAGGGCTTCGGCATCCGCGTCGTCAAGGACTACGACGTGACCTACAAAAGGGACGTAGTGTCACTCGACGTGCTCTATGGTGTCAAAACTCTCGACGCAAATCGGGCGGTTCTCATCACTGCCGCCGCGTCCTGATCCCCTGACCGAGCCGTGTCGGCGCCCATCCGCCGGGCGCCGACACGGTAAGATCAACACAGCGAGACCGCCAGGTGTGCAACCACCTGACGGTCTCTGACCACCCGCTCGCTGCATCGAGGAGGGGCTAGGCATGAAGCCTACCCGTACATGCGCCATTGACGGCTGCGAACGCAGTCTCTACGCCCGCGATCTGTGCGAAGCGCACTACGCCAGGAGCCGTAGAGGCGGGAAGCCAGGCAGCGCCGACCTGAGACGCAATACGCGCGGCATGACCATCGAGGAAAAATTCAGGCACTACACGGACGCATCTGGCGGAGACGACGCCTGTCACATGTGGACGGGCCCCGTCTCTGGCCCAGCCGGAAACCAGTACGGCGTGATCTACTGCGACGGCGTCCGCGTCAAGCCCCACCGTTGGATCTTGGGTGTTGTTCGTGGCGAACCGCTCGGTCCTGGCGATGAAGCCATGCACTCGTGTGACACCCCACTGTGCGTCAACCCGAGGCATCTGAGTGTCGGGACCCATGCCGAGAACATGGCCGACATGAGAACGAAGGGACGCAGCAGGGTCCCGCTCGCCGCAGCGAACGCCACCAAGGGCGACTGCATTCGCGGACATGAACTGGTCGGCGACAACCTGTACATCGATAGCCAGGGCAAACGTCAGTGCCGGGCATGCCGACGCATCCGTGAGGCTGCCTACCGCGCCCGCCGTAAGGCGAAAGCCTCCACCTAACAGACTTCCCGGCCACAACTGAACAGGGGTGACGAACGGTGCAGGTAGGTTACTGTGGCAACTTCTCGCAGGACCACTGCACCGAGGTTCACATCGCCCGGTCGCTCGAAGCCCTGGGGCATCGGGTGATCCGTCTCCAGGAGGACGGGTTCACTCCCGAGGCGTTGACGAAGGCGTTGCGTGCGGCTCCCATGGACCTGTTCTTGTTCACGCGCACGTGGGGTCACACGTTGACCCTGGATCACCTTGCTCTGCTCCGTGACCTCGGTGTCCCTAGCGCGTCGGTTCACCTGGACCTGTACGTCGGGTTGGAGCGCGGCGGCCCCAGCGACCCGAAGTCCGTGCACAACATCGGCAGCGATCCGTTCTGGCAGACCGACTGGGTGTTCTCCGCCGACGGTGATCCCTCGTCGCAGGCGTTCTTCGAGTCGAAGGGCATCAACCATCGCTGGCTGCCGCCGGGTGTCGTGGCGGATGAGTGCTACCTCGCTGACGTGCCGCTGACCCGCGACCTGGTGTTCGTCGGCAGCCTGAGCCGGTATCACCCGGAGTGGCCGTACCGTGCGCAACTCGGGGAGTGGCTGTCGCGGTCGTACGGCGGCCGGTTCGAGTGGCACGGTAGGCCAGGCGTCCCCGTTCGCGGCGCGGCCCTCAACAGCCTCTACGCCTCGACTCGGGTCGCCGTGGGCGACTCCCTGTGCCCCGGCTACACGCACCGCCGGTACTGGTCGGACCGGATCCCAGAGACCCTCGGCCGCGGTGGGTTCCTCATTCACCCCGAGGTCGACGGCATGGCCGAGCAGGGCTTCATCGACGGCGAGACGCTGGCCACCTACAAGTACGGCGACCTCGATGGGCTCAAGGCGAAGATCGACCACTACCTGACCGACGACGCCGACCGCGAACGGATCCGCAAGGCCGGTCACGAACTGGTTAAGAACCAGCACACCTACACGCACCGCATGCAGGAGATGCTCGACGTGCTCACCAGGGAGGGCGCGCTCCAATGAGTTGCACCATGCACAGGATCGAATGGGCGGTCACGACCGCCGACTTCTTCGAGATGTCAGAGCGGGAACTCGGCAGGTCCGGGCTCCCGGACAACATCGGCCAGGACGCGGCTGAGGACTGGGCTCTGCGCACTCTCCAGGAGGCCATGCACGAGGCCTGGCACCAAGTTCATCGACGAGCACCCGGGGCTCTTCAAGGTTGGCCTTACGTGACTACTCACGTGGTTGTCATCGCAGATGGTGATGGCACCCGTTGGGGCGGGTACGGCGGTGTGCCGAAGCACCTCGCGCGGTTCGGTGACGAGACCCTGCTGGAGCGGACGGTCCGCCAGTTCGCTGGCGGGGATCGGATCGTGTGGGTTGTCGGCCCGGATGACGACCGGTATCAGGTGCCGGGGTCGTCGCTGTACGTGCCGGAGCACAACCCACTCGACTTCGATGCGGACAAGTTCACCTGTAGCCGTGACCTGTGGAACCCGGACGGCCGGACGCTCGTGGTGTACGGGGATGTCTGGTTCACCGACGAGGCCGTGTCCGAGATCCTGGCCAGCGACCGCACGGACTGGGTGCTGTTCGGCCGCGCGTTCGGGTCGCGTCTGACCGCGTCGCCTGGCGGGGAGTGCTTCGTCCAGTCGTTCTACCCGGATTCGATCCCCGAGCACGACGCGGCGCTCCGACGGGTCGTTCGCCTCTACCGCAATGGTCTGATCTCGCGGTGTGGCGGGTGGGAGCACTACCGGGCGATGCTCCGGCTGCCCGACTCGTTGATGGACAGGCACCTCGTCGGTGACCGGTTCGTGCACATCGACGACTACACCGACGACATCGACGAGCCGTTCCAGTACGACGTCCTGCTCGCCGCCTTGGTGGAGGCTGGCCTGTGCGCCGGGTGATGGTCAACGGCCGGTGGCCGCTCATGGTCGCCGACCAGATGGCCGCCCTGTACGAGCAGCCTGTCGGCTGGGAGCGTGCTCGCCTCGACGCCATGGCCGAGCTGATCGGCCCCGGGTCGCGGGTGCTGTACGTCGGCGCAGAGCAGGGCGACATGCCGGCGCTCATGGCGACGTGGGGCGCGCAGGTTGCGATGTTCGAGCCGGGTGAGCGGGTCTGGGCGAACATCAAGACGGTGTGGGACGTCAACGGCGTCGTCCCCGCCTGGTGCTTCCAGGGGTTCGCGCACTCCGAGACTCGGCGCACGCCGCGGTCATCTGTGACGCTCGGGTGGCCGCCGTGTGCTGTTGGGGAGCCGGTCACCGACCATGGGTTCCGTAACGTGTTGGAGCGCCCGGAGCAGCAGGCGATCCGCCTTGACGATTTCGTGGCGTGGACGGGGTTCGTGCCGTCGGACATCTCGATCGACGTCGAGGGCTCCGAGTTCGAGGTGTTGCGCGGGTGTGAGGCCACGATCGAGGCTCACGGGCCGACGGTGTGGCTGTCGCTGCACCCGGAGTTCATGTACGAGCAGTACCGGGACTACTCGATCGAATTGAACCGGTGGCTCGTCAGGCGCGGGTACCGGTATGACCTGCTGGATTGGGGTCATGAGATGCACCTCAGGTACGTGCAGTGAGGTGGGTCGCGGTCCTGCCGTTCATTGACCAGGGCTGGGCGGACGACTGCACGTCGTCGATGGCGCCCGAGTTCCTGGCGAACACGCTGTTGGTGGACAACACCCGCCGGAACATCGGGATCATGGCGTCCCACAACCGGGGCATCGACCGGATGCGTGAGGTCGACGCCGAGTGGCTGGTCGTCGTCTCCGCCGCGATCAGGTTCGGCGCCCTTGGCGGCATGGACTTCGTCGAGGCGCTGGCTGCTCACGACGGTCACCGCGTGGTCGAGGCCGCCGGTGTCTACGGATGGCACTTGATCGCGTTCCACCGGTCCACGCTGGATGCGGTCGGTAGGTGGGATGAGAACTTCACGCCGTACGGTTTCGACGACATCGACATGTCGCTGCGGATCCAGCGGGCGTTCCAGCTTGACCCGTCGGAGCAACTGTGGACGAAGGTTCGCGGTGACTGGTCCGACGCTGGGATGGCGCATTCGGTGCACCTCGGCGGGGTCCGCACCGACACGAATGCCCTGATCGACTACTTCATCAGGAAGTGGGGCCGTCACCCGGGCGCGTCCGACGTGCTGGCTCACATGCATCCGTTCGACGACCCGGCGAATCCGATCGGGTACTGGCCCGACACGGCTGATGGCGGGCGGTGGGACGCGTGACCGAGTGGCGTTCTGTCCGGTACCTGTGCACCTCCGACGCCGGGCCTGTCGCTGACCACGTGTGGGCGTACGACCTGGTGCTGCCCGAGCCTCTCGCGTCGTGGGACACCTTCGCCTACTGGGAGCGGGCCCGGACTCTCGACATGGCTGCGCGGCTCAAGCCCGGTGACGTCCTCATGGATGTCGGCGCAGAGCACGGCTGGCAGTCGTGCGTGTACGCGACGATGGTCGGCCCGGAGAACATGGTCCTGGTCGAGCCTGGCCGGGCGTTGTGGCCGAACATCGCGGAGACGTGGCAGCGGAACTGCGACGGTCCGCCGCTGGCGTCGGCTCAGTGTCTCCTCACTGACGAGCCTGGGGATCTGCCGCTGGGCAGTGTCGTTGTCGGTGGGTTCCCTGGGTGCGCTGGCGGTGACCTCGTCGAGGGTGCGGCGTATGGGCACATCGCTCACGGTGGTCTGCCTCGGACGTCGCTGGACGCCCTGGTGCTGGACCTGGGTGTCGTCCCGGATGCGGTGACGATCGACGTCGAGGGCGCGGAGCTGCTGGTCCTCCAGGGCGCTGAGGCGTTGCTGCGGGACGCTCAGCCGGTCGTGTGGGTGTCGGTGCACCCGGACCTGATGGAGCGGGACTTCGGCTCGTCGGCTGCCGCGCTGCACGAGTACATGGACAGCCTCGGGTACGTCGGCGAGCACCTCGCCACGGATCACGAGGAGCACTGGCGGTTCGGGGTCTGATCACGATGGCTACCAGGGAGGCCAAGTGACACCCGTGGATGTGGTGTGGCTGTCGCTGCGTGAGGGCACGGCGGGGCGCCTGTATTGGGATCAGGCGATTCTCGACGCGTGCCTGAAGGGGCGCCTCGGCACGCCGGGCCGGTGGCCCGAGTGGGTGCAGCATGACTCGCTGGACACTGTCCCCGAGGGCCGTGGCGCGGTCGTCGTCATCCCGGCGCGGCATCACGCGAGGCTGGTCCGTGAGATCAACGAGGCTCTCGCGCCGCTGCCGTGGGTCGTGCTGATCCTGTGCGGCGACGAGGAGGGCTCCTTCCCGGTCGAGCAGCTCTGGCACCCGTGCATGCGGGTGTGGGTGCAGACCCCGCAGCCTGGCCGCCGGTACCCGCAGGGGTGGCGGCCGCTGGTCAATGGCTCCGCGACGGATGCCTACCGGATGTTGCGGCCAGTAGAGAAGACCACGGCGTGGTCGTTCTCGGGGCAGGTCACGCACCCTCGCCGCCACGAGTGCGCTGCCGCGCTGCACCGCGTCCAGGCGACCGTGCCGGGTGAGCTGGTCGAGACTCAGGCGTTCGCCGCCGGGCTCGACCATGAGGATTACTTCAACCTGCTGGCGCGGACGAAGGTCGCGCCGTGCCCGTCCGGCCCGGTCACGGCGGACACGTTCCGGCTCGCCGAGGCCCTCGACGCCGGGTGCGTGCCGGTCGTCGACACCCGCCCGTCGCACGGACCGGCCGGGTACTGGCCGGTCGTGTTCGGCGTGCCGCCGTTCCCGGTACTTGAGTCGTGGGAGGCCTTCCCGGCGGTCCTGGATGGGCTCCTCGCTGACTGGCCCGCGACTGCGAACCGCGTCGGCGCGTGGTGGCGCAGGTACCTCCGTGGGCTGGCCGTGAACCTCCGTGACGACGTCGAGACGCTCTCCGGGCGGCAGGTAGACCCGGGGACGCTGGCGCAGCAGATCACCGTGCTCATGCCGTCGTCGTCGATCCCCGGGCACCCGGACACGGGCATGGTCGAGACGGTCATCGACTCCGTGCAGAAGCAGTTGCCTGGCGTCGAGGTCGTCCTGATGCTCGACGGGCTGCCCGCCGCGTACGAGGCCCGTCGCGCCGACTACGCCGAGTATGTGCGCCGCGTCCTGGACCTCGCCCGCTACCAGTGGGCCAACGTCCTCCCCGTGGTCTACGAGTCCCACGAGCACCAGTCCGGGATGACCCGGGCCGCGCTGGACCTGGTCACGACGCCGCTCGTGCTGTTCGTCGAGCACGACTGCCCGATCGACGGGGACATCGACTGGCCCGGTCTCGTGGACGTGATGCTCTCCGGCAAGGCCGGGGTCGTGCGCCTGCACCACGAGGCTGCGATCCACCCGGAGCACGAGCACCTGATGCTGGGCCCGGTCGAGGACGTGGACGGGGTGCCGCTCAGGCCGTCGATCCAGTGGTCCCAGCGCCCGCACCTCGCCCGGACCGACATCTACCGGCGGATGCTGGCGGAGAAATTCGAGCCGGACTGCCGGATGATGATCGAGGACCGCATGCACTCCGTGGTCCAGACGACCTATCACGTGTCCGGGCTCAAGGGCTGGGAGAAGTACTCCCTGTTCGTGTATGCGCCGCAGGGCGACGAGATCCACGGCATGAAGCGGTCGTGGCACCTCGATGGGCGCGGCACCGACGAGAAGATCATCGAGGCATGAGACTCGGACTCGTCGCCTACGGCACCAAGACCGGGCTGGGCTACCAGACCGCCGCGCTGCACCAGCAGTTGCAGCCGGCCAAGACCTTGCTCCTCGACCTCAGCAGGCACAAGGGCATGCCGCTGCACCGCGAGTGGTTCGAGGGCGGGCACGTCAGGGTCGCCGACGGGGCACCGCGCGGCGAGGACATGCAGTGGATCCTCACCGACATCGACCTGATCCTGATGTGCGAGTCACCGCTGTCGTGGGACCTCGTGACGCACGCGAGGAACTACGGCATCAGGACGGTCGTCCAGTACAACTACGAGTTCCTGGACCACCTCAGGCGTCCCGAGCTTCCCGCGCCGACCGTGTGGGCGTCGCCCAGCCTGTGGAACGTGGAGCGGTTGACCGGGCCGACGTTCGGTCGCGTGTGGCCGCTGCCCGTGCCGGTTGACACCGACGACATCCCGCAGCGTGAGGTCACCGAGGCCCGGGTCTTCGGGCATGTCGGTGGGCGCCCGACGATCGCCGACCGCAACGGCACGCTGGACTTCATCGAGACCGCCCGTGCGTGCGCGGACCTGGACGCCCGGTGGCTCCTGTGGTGCCAGCAGCCGACGCAAGAGGTCCTCGACGCCATCCAGGGCTCCCCCGTGGAACTGTGCGGCGAGGCAACCCGCAGGGCCGACATGTTCGCCGAGGTCGACGTGATGATCCGCCCGCGTCGCTTCGGTGGCCTGTGCCTGCCGACGCAGGAAGCGTGCGCCGCTGGGATCCCGTCGGTGATGACCGACGTCGACCCCAACAACCGGTGGCTCCCGCCCGGGTGGCTCGTGCCAGCGAAACCCGCCGGGGTCGTCCGCGCGAAGGCCGACGTGGAGCTTTGGTCCGTCGATCGCGATGCCCTCGAAGCGAAGGTCCGCGAACTCCACGGCTCCCCAGACATTGTGCGGAACATGGCTGGCGAGGCTCGCTCGCTCGGAGCAGGGCTGTCGTGGGACGTCATGCGGCCCGTGTACTGGGCGTTCCTGCGGCAGGTGATGGGGCTCCGTCCGTGACCTCGGTCGTCATCCCGTGGCGTGACTCGGGTGACCCGCATCGTGCAGCGGCTCTCGCGTGGGTGCTGGGCTGGTGGCAGCGGACGCACCCGGACTGGCCCGTGGTCCTGGGCGAGGCTGGCGACGGACCGTGGGTGAAGGCCGCTGCTGTCGCTGATGGGATCTCCCGCTGCCCAGACGGTGTGGTGGTCATCGCCGACGCGGACGTGTGGTGCCAGGGCGTCTCGGCTGCGGTGGGGGCCGTGGAGTCGGGGCGCAGGTGGGCGATCCCACACGCGGACGTGTACCGCCTCGACGAGGGCGCGACGTCCGTTGTCCTGGCGGGTGGCCAGCCGGACCCGGCGCGGCTCGCTCAGGCCCCGTACGGCGGCATGCCAGGCGGCGGGCTTGTTGTCCTGACGACCAGGCTGTGGCGCAGGTGCCCGATGGACCCCCGCTTCGAGGGCTGGGGCCAGGAGGACCAGGCGTGGGGCGCGGCCCTGTGGACCCTCCATGGCCCTCCGTGGCGTGGTACGGCGCCGCTGTGGCACCTGTGGCACGAGGAGCCGCCGCGCCGCAACAGGCGGGTCGGGTCCCTTGATGGGGCGAGGCTGGCGGAGCGGTACGAGCAGGCACAGACGTCACCGACGGCGATGGCTGCGGTGATCGGCGAGATCGAAGGAGTTGACATGTCGAACCAGGGCGACATGGACATGTGGGTATACCGGAACCGCAACGAGCCGTCGCAGATCGTCGAGGTCCCGATCGAGAACAAGCGGCTCTCGGCCCTCCCGAACTGGGAGATCCTCCAGCGCCCGTGGTACGAGCAGGACCCGCCAGCGACGCCCGTGCCCGTGGCGCCCACGGTGATCGACGGCCCAGTGGTGGAGATGCCCCCGACCGCCGAGGACATCGCTGCCGCCGAGGCTGAGCAGCAGGAGTCTGCTGCCCCTGAGCCGCAGGTCGTCAACATTCCGTTCAGGCTCACCCGCGACGACGAGATGCTGGAGAGGATGATCCCGGCCAAGCAGCGGGTCCTCAATGTCATCCAGGATGTGCCGAAGCCGACTGCGCGGGACGACAAGGCCGCGTGGGAGGCCTACGCCAGGTCTCGTGGTGTCGACCCGGCGGGGAAGACCAAGGCTCAGCTCATCGCGGCCTGCAAGGGCTGACCGTGCCGGTGTCCCCGGCGGTCGCCGACCAGTACGCAACGACGGCCGAGGGTGAGCCGACCGAGGACTCGATCCCGGCCGAGTACGCGGCTCTCGTTGCTGCGCTGCTCGCGTTGCCCGCTGGGGCTCTCGCCCCGCCTGCCGCTGGGGTGTCGTGGGCGACATGGGCGACCGTGGCGATGGCCCGCCTGCCGGGGTTCCAGCGTGACGTGCTCGCCAGGCTGAACGGCCTCGACGTGACCGGGCTGGCGACTCGCGCGGTTGCCGGTGTGACCGCTACGGCAGCCCGTGAGGCCGCCGCTGACGTGCGTTGGGACGGTGCCCTACCTGGGGCGTCGACCTACCGCGTTGGGCTGTTGGTGGAGGCGCTGAGGGCGTCTCACGCGAGGATCTCGACGGTCCTCTCTCAGGCGTACCGCCGGGCTGTTGAACAGGCGTGGTCAGCCAGCCCGGCGGTACTCGTACAGCGCGAACTCGACCAGCTCGCGAACGCTGGGATCACCGGGTTCATCGACTCCGCGGGCCGCCAGTGGAGCCTTGAGCACTACGTCGAGGTCGTCGTCCGCTCGCACCTCGCCGATGCCGCATTCTCCGCGTACACGCAGGTACTCACGCAGGCCG